ATATGGTGGCCGGTCAATATCACCTTCTCGTTTATGAGACCATATCATCCTGAGACCTGATCCACCATATACTGATATATCAATCCAGTCATTCGACTCGGGGATGAGCATCACAATCTGATTCCTGAGTTTGATGGCATCTTGTTTGTTGACTACTAGGTCGGGCCAGTGGATGTGAACACCAGTTTTTACGATGCCTCCAGGAAGTGTTCTTATGGGTGTCAATGCGATGAATGCTCTCTTGTTTGTGACTGTGTTCATAATTTTCACAAGTCTGATAATCTCAGATGATTCGAGCGCCTTGTAACCTTTGTAGTCCATGTCTATGAAGAATCTGAACATTTCAGTCTTTTGTTCTACGACATAGAGCTTGGTCGTCTTGAGGTTATCGATGTACTGCTTATAAAATTCGTCAAGATTGTCCACGTGAAGAATTCCACCATCCATGAGTACATGTGTCATGGGGCCTGGCATATTTTGCCATTTTCTAATCATACTATTAAAGTGCTCTCATTTTTTAGGTCTTCATAAAACGACTGACGAGTGAAAAGTCGTCTTCGTCGTCACTGTCCTCTTTGGTCTTTTTATCCTTTTCATGCTTAATCTGGTTGAGCAGCTCGAGAATTTTCTTCTCTGACCACAACTTAACCTCCTCTGAATCGATATCAAGACCCTTGAGGTCTGCAAGACGCTTGATAAAGTAAGCTTTATTCTTCATTGTTATTGTTTTATATTAAAAGGTGGGCGGGAGTGCGCAAGTTAGTACTTGAGCGAAAATGATTGACGTGTTGTCGAGTTGAGTGCCTGATGGAATTCAGGATTTTCAATGACATGGTCTGTGATCATTGGCCAAACCTTTCTCTTTTTCATCCCCTCGAGTGTATCGAAATCCATAAAGTCATTTTCGTCATACTGTTTTCTAAAGCACATTTGTTTCAGATCCATCTTCTTCTTCTCCTCTTCGAATCTGCCAACAAGCTTCTTCTGATCCTCTATCGACAGCTGGTAGTCGATGACATATACATGATATATAGCCATGAAGTGATCGTCGTACTCAACTTGTGGGGTTTCAAACTTAAAGTATGAATAAGACCCCTTTTTCAGATTGAGTATCCCACGGGTCTCTTCCTCGAGTTCGCGAACTGCACACCGAAGAGGGTTGTACACTTCGCGTTTTCGACACCCGCCAGTCACAAACGTCCACTCTTTATATCTGCGATCGTGGACAAGTAAAAAGTACTGCCTGTTGTCTATGGTGCTCACGGGAATAGCTATTGCTTTATGCTTCTCCATCCCTATGATGATGGAATATAATTATTAAGTACTCCAGAGCGTGGATTGTAAGTCAGGGTGAATATGAAGACAAGCAGCCCAATCCAACCCAGCCAGTTCATTACTGTATACTGAGAATTAGTTGCTGTAGAGCAGACCAGCCATACCCTTCTGGATACGTAGAATGTTGTAGTTGATGCCGTAAATATATGATGTAGAAACCTCATCAGTTCTTCCAAATATGCTTGCTCCGGCATTATTGCGTCTCAGTGGCACACCAGAGCCGAGCAAAGAAACCATTTTGAAAGAGTCGAGCCGGGAGAAGTTGAGTGAACCAGTGGGCTGGAGCTTGGATGTGTCCAGGCAGTATGGAATGATCAACACTGGTGCTGGGGTTCCTGGCTGGGTTCCAGTTGTTGGGTTGTTGAGGCCGAATGGTGTGTGAAAGTACTGTGGCACCTCGATCCAGTGTGGCAGAGGTCTGTACTCACCAACATCCACACCGTTAATCTGGGTCTTTATCTGCTGACTCTTGTCAGTGTAGGTCTGAACGTTTGCACATATGTACTTGACTGGGTGGCTGAATACGAGTTCGGCAGTAAAGTCTGCTGGGATAATCACACGCTGAACCTGCCAGATGAGCATGTCCAGATCGGACTTGGCAAAGTAATCTCTCTCAGAGCTGTCCAGATATATGAAGCTGGCCCAAGCCTCGAACATGTAATCTGTAATCTTTGCGGATGATGCGCCGATTGTTGGGTTACCTGAATTCCAGTAGATGCGAATCTCTACGTCGTGAAACTGCAGAGCAACCAGAGGCAGAGCATTCTGGAAATCCTTGCAGAAGAAAAATTTGAGAGGGTAATAAGTATTCACTATGTTGTTGACGGATGTACCGGGAGTGGCGGATGTGCCGAGGAAGCGCTTGGAGAAGGTGTCTGCCATGGTGACCGGCTCAATCAGGTGGTTAAAGGTGGAATCTTGTGTGTCGATGAGCTGGCCACCAATATACAGCTCAACCTTGTCGATCGCCTTGGTCCAGTCAATTGATGATATGAGACCATCTGAAGTCTTTTTGGCAGTCAGATACATGTAGTTGAGAAGGTCACCCTTGCGCTCGAGGCGAATGGAGGTCATGATTCCGGATTGGACCTGACCTTGGAGCATCTGTCGCTCGACAGACTGTGCAAAGTGTGTATGTCTCTTGTAGTTGGAACGAAAAAATGACACATCAGGCTTCCCTGTAAGGTGAACATCCTGAGCCCCAAGGCATGCCAGTTGAATTACTCCACCAGACATTTACTTTCAGTCGAGGTTTTTTTTCCATGCAATATCCTCGTAATGTTGCTGATTTGGTGGGTCATCGATAAGACGACAGCCCTGATCCGAAATCTTCCGTGCAATCACAATATTAAATACGAAACCACTGTCAGAATACTTTGCCTCGTCAGGCATCCGGACAACCTTGTGCCATGTATTGTCCGAAGTGTTTATATGAGCAACATAACACTCCAGAAGTTCCATCCCATACTTCTCAGTCATTACACGAGCGTAAATCTCTGGGCTAAACTGGTAAAACCCGTGACCGGGAAAGTTATTATTGGGTGTAATGCAGAGTAGAATACCACCAACGTTCACAAGGTCGAGCATATTCTGAAACGACTGAACAGTATTGAAAACATGTTCAGTTGTGCCACCATCAAATACAAAATCAAACTTTAGGTCTGGGCTCACTGGCTTGTTCATGTCATGCACAACTGTACAACCCTCGAATGAACTGTTATCCATCGAATCCACCTGACCAAACCCGAATGAGCTGAGGAGTCGGTCAATATATTTGTCACCCTCTTGACGAGTGAAATCAACAGAATGCGTTTTGCAAGTCTGATTTACAAACTCGTGATTGATGTGAAATTCTTGGCGACCAAGCATGATGCACTTGTCATATTTAGTAAAGTATTTGCGAGCACGAAACAAAGCCTGAACTCCAACAAAATCGAGTCCCATATGGATATACTACGACTGCAATCTTTATGCACTTGAAATGGAAAAGGCGAGTGGATTGCCTCTGAGTTGGTTTTGGGCCAGATCCAGCTTTGCAGCATGTGGATTGGGGTTGGTCTTGAACTCGTTGAATCTATACATTTCTGCACCCTTGTACTGCTGAGAGCTAGTTCCGTTCATTGGCCCAATTGGCTGTGTGTTATTATCTTGGCGAGTCTGCGTCACTGCGCCGTTCAGACCAGTTGGGTCCTGTCTCACATTCATACGGCCACCTGGCAGAACACCATCAATCGCATTTGATCTGTTACCAGTGCCGCGAATCTGGTTCCCTGAGACGTTGCGAGCATCCTGGCTTGTAACAAGCTGGTACTGCATCGGGCCAAATGCGAGGCTGTCGTCTCTCTTGCCCATTTGTTGTTTCAGAGTTGCGCGCTCAGTTTTTACATGGCGTGGGCGATACTCGGGAGCCTCAATGACACCTTGGCCGCCGTGCGCCTTTCCACGTGCTGGCTCGCGCATGAATGTCTTTGGTGGGCGCTGCGTCTGTGTCAGATCGCCCTGTACTGGTGGTGCTGATTTCACAGTCGCCTCCGGTGGTCCTGCTCTTCCGGGGAGCTGTGTCAGATTATTCTCGTTTGTATTTGTTGGCAGCACTCTGAAGAATTGCTGGAAGCCGCCCTGTGCTGGAACATCTGGGCCGACGCCTAGACCTCTACCCACCAACATCTTCTCAGCGGGTGCAAGATTGTTCATCTTGTTTGTGACTCCTTGACGGTTGTAGAGGTCATAGACTGGCTGCCCATATGGAAGTCTGTTTGAATTTTTTGAAATGTCTCCAAAGTTTCCCATAATCTCCTTCTTCATGTATCCAGCACCACCTCCCATGAGCTCCTTGGGTCCGGAAATGTTGACGGCTGTTCCACCCTGGATACCCATGTCGTTTGACTGGAGGTGGAACATCTGTCTCGAGCGGCGTTCGATATCCCCTTCACCCTGAATCTCACGGTCAGCTGGCATCCCAGTGTACCCTTCCTTCTGACTCAGTTTCTTACCGGCAAAAATAAGCCCAGCGATAGCAAATAGTGCCATTGGGTCCATTCTAATAGTGACTCAGAAGTTTTTTAGATATCTCTGCATAAATGCAATGTTCTGAACCTCGGAGCGTGTGCTGATAGGATCAGACTTCATGACTCGTAGAGGGATGTCGATGTATGAGTTGGGAAAGTCAAAGGGCTCTGCGGCCCAGTAATTGTTGAAGCGTGTGGTTGACACTTCGCGAAGAGCACTGCTTTTGTCTGCAATGTCTTCGAGGAGTGGCACAATAGGTCCAGGGGTTTCGAGAGAACGAAGACCTGGCTGAAGGAATGGCATTTATATTATATTAGATTTTAAGCAGAACCGGCGGAGCGACCATTGCCACCCTGACCAAATCCGCCACGCATCTGCACCTGCTCTGCGCCTCTGCCGTAGAACATCTTGTCTGGGTCACACATGCCTGGTGTATCACGGCACATGGGGGCGAATGGAACACCGTGGCACGCCTGCGCGAATGCAGTCTGGTCATTAGGAATGGTATTCCCTGGCACGGTGTAAAAGTTTCTCATTGCATCCTTCTGACGTGCAAATGGATGAATCTTGTCCCATACACCCTTAATCTCCTTCTCAACTGTCGGGTAAAATGCGGCTGGTGGACGGTCTGGATTGTCAGAGTAATCAGTCATGAGGGGGTTGCTCCATGGGTTGTCATCGGTTGGCATTGTGACTCGGCCAAGTATACGATCGTCACCGAATGCTGGGCGGGCAAGACCCTCAGCTATCATACCACTCTGACTGAGTACATAAAGAGTCCCGAGCACAAGACCACCGAGTATCATTACGCGCGTATCACGGTTCAGAAGATATACAATGACTGATGCATAAATAATAAAACGGGTGGTCGCCTCTATGCGCTCCTTGGATGTCTGGTGTGAGGTGGGCCAGAACTGAAGCAATTTGTCATTTCTGAAAATCTCCTTTGGATCCATTACTAATGCTTAGGATTTCTTTTCAAAGTTTCCTGAAAGCATGGCTGTAACAGTTGACATGATTGCTGCTGGATCAAGGTTGTTGGGATCCATCTCAGCTGCGCACTTTCCCGCCATCGCCTCAATCTGCTTCATCGCATCGGGTGAAATTGATGAAGTGATTGATTTCAGAAGAGCCTCTGGGTCAGTCTGGCCTGACATCATAGAAGTCATGATGGAATCAGCGCTCGGCATAGCCTCTGGTGCTGGCATGGTAGCCATAATGTATAGCATCTGGATGTACTGCCAGACTGCATCCTTTGTATTCTGAGACAGCTTTGGAGTCCACCACTTTTTCAGGTTGAGATCATTCAGGAAATCAATCTCACCCGAGTGCTCGAGGAAGAATGCATCATCCTTGCTGAGCACGTGATCTGCGTAAGGAGAGATGCTAGAGACGAAATTCTCCATAACCATGCGTGCATTAGCCTTGCGAAGCAGATCAAATGAAGCTTGATACTTTTTCATTGCTGGCTCGTCTGGGAATGTCTGAACAAGCTCCTCCAAAAACTGCTCCATCATGTCGTTAAATGCTGTAACAGACGTCATTGTATAATTTGTAGTGAGATTCTTTATATCGCAAAAATCCGAATCGTCTTGTTAACAGTTGACCGACATACTGGACAGTCATGGCCTCTGACTTGCTCCCAACACTCCCTGCACATAATGTGCCCACACGGATCGAAGCACAAATCAGCCATCGTCTCTGTGCACGCAAAGCATGTAAACTGTGCATATCTTTTGGCGTTTGTGTTCATCAGAATCTTCTCCATCGCCTTGCACGTTGCTGTGAGCCGGCTGGCATCTTCGTGCAGCGTTTTGATGTCTGGATCTTCTGAATAGTCGCTTATTACCGTCTGCAGCCTGTCAGAGAGTTCTGTGCTGATATTCTGCATGACCATATTGACTCTATTTATGTCTCCCGTATAGTCGGTGAGTTTACCTATGACAGTCTGCATTTGGTTATGTGTTTTGATAAAT